GCCGTGCTGAAAGGCATGGCGGACGAGCAGCTGACGCAGGCGAAGTCCATCTCGGACTGGCTCGATGGCGCCATTTCCCTGAAATACGCCGATCGCGCCGGTGACTTTCGCCATGAGGCTGGCAAGGACACTGGCACGATCCGGTTCGATGATAATGGCGTCACCGTCATCGCCGAACTGCCCAAGCGCATCGATTGGGACCAGGCCAAGCTCGCCCAGATCGCTGCAAACATCGCATCGGCTGGCGAAGATCCGGCCGAGTTCATCGACACGAAGCTGTCGGTCTCCGAGCGCAAGTACGGCGCCCTGCCGGAAAGCTGGCGCAAGGGGTTTGAACCCGCCCGTACGGTGCGAACCGGCAAGCCCAAGTTCCGTCTGGTGTTGAACGACGAGGTGCGCTGATGGCCATTTCTCTCGCATCCCTGCGCATGACCTCGGCGCTGACGCCGCCGCGCATTCTGATCCATGGTGTGGCCGGGGTTGGCAAATCCACTTTTGCGGCCGATGCCGACCGGCCGGTGTTCATCATGACCGAGGACGGGCTCGGCAAGCTTCAGGTGCCACATTTTCCGCTGGCGACGAGCTACGCAGAAGTGGCCGGGGCCCTTGATGCGCTCCTGATCGAGGAGCATGAGTTCGGCACGGTGGTCATCGACAGCGTCGATTGGCTGGAACCGCTGATCTGGGCCGAGGCCTGCCAGCGCAACGGCTGGGCCTCCATCGAAACCCCCGGCTTCGGCAAGGGCTATGGCGAGGCGCTGAATGTCTGGCGCGAATATCTCGACAAGCTGAATGCGCTCCGGGACCAGAAGGGCATGGCGGTCATCCAGATTGCCCATACCGACATCAAGCGCTTCGACAGCCCCGAGCACGAACCCTACGACCGGTATGTGATCAAGCTGCAGACCCGCGCCTCGGCGCTGCTGCAGGAGCATTCGGACGTCGTGCTCTTCGCCAACTATCAGATCTCGGTCGCGAAATCCGATGTCGGCTTCAACAAGAAGGTGACCCGGGCGCTCGGGTCCGGTGCGCGCGTCATGCACACTGAGGAGCGCCCCGCCTTCCTCGCCAAGAACCGTTACGGCCTGCCGGACACGCTGCCCCTCAGCTGGGCAGAGTTCATGGCGGCCATGCCCCAATCCGAATGATCCGCCTGAAAGGACAAGACCATGGCACGTTTCGATACGTCCTTTGACGCCACCAGCGTCGAGCCCACCACCGCCTACGAGCTGCTGCCCGCTGGCAAGTATCGCGCCCAGATCGTCGAAAGCGAGATGCGCGTCACCCGCAACGGCATGGGCCAGTTCCTCTGGCTGATGCTCGACATCCTCGAGGGCGAGCACAAGGGTCGCAAGATCTTCGATCAGCTGAACCTCGTGAACCCGAACCCGACCACCGTGGAGATCGCGCAGCGCACGCTGTCGGCCATCTGCCACGCGACCGGCAAGATGCATGTCAGCGACAGCGAGGAACTGCACCTGATCCCGATGACGATCCAGGTGAAGATCAAGCCGCCGAAGAATGGCTACGGCGAGAGCAATGCCATCGCCTACCTGCCGCCCGAACGCGGCGCGGTGGCCCGTGCTGCCAAGCCGACGCCCGCTGCGCCCGCCACACCCGCGGCCCCGCCCAAGATGGTGTCTGCTCCCTGGAACAAGAAGGGCTGATGCGCTGCGCCGCCCTGACCTGTTGACGGCCGGGGCGGTGCCCAACCCCATCTGAGGACACTCCCATGACTGACATGAACAACGCGGCCCCCGTGGCCGTGAACGGCCCCGGCTTGCCTGATGATCAGCGCCGGTTGATCGAACTCGACGACGCCATTGCCAAGATCCGCACCCAGATCGCGACAGCCGATCTGGCCCGGCAGCGTGGGCACAAACCCATCGACCCGGACTGGTTCCATCGGGCCCGCACGGCGCTTCGCCACCTGAGCCGCGAGCGGGCGGAACTTCTGGCCAAAAGCACCGGACGTCGTCGCCGCGAAAAGCTGAAGGACGCGCTGATCGGCGTTCTGCGCGAGCGCCACGATCCGGAGACCTGGAACGGCATTCTGGCCGAGGCGCAGGCGCGCAGTGAACGGGAGGGTCTGTGATGTCAGAGCTTCCCGAAGCCCCCACGCCCACCCTGACGGCGATCTATGCCGACTATGAGGCCCGCCAGGGCGATGGTTTTCGCGATCACCTCGGCGCCTCGATCATCGGAAAGTCCTGCGCCCGCGCGCTCTGGTATGATTTCCGCTGGGTCACGTCCGCGCGCCATTCCGGCCGCCTGTTGCGTCTGTTCGAGACCGGCCAGATGGAAGAGGACCGCCTCGTGCGCAATCTGCGCGCCACCGGCGCGACGGTGCTGGAGGTCGACCCGGAAACCGGCCGCCAGTTCCGCGTCGAGGCCCATGGCGGGCACTTTGGCGGATCGCTCGATGGCGTGGCTATTGGCATCCTCGAGGCGCCGAAGACCTGGCATGTGCTGGAGTTCAAGACCCACGGGGTCAAGAGCTTCACCGAGCTGACCTCCAAAGGCGTGGTGCTGGCCAAGCCCCAGCACGCCGCGCAGATGCAGATCTACATGCACCTGACGGGGATCACCCGCGTGCTTTATGTGGCGGTCTGCAAGGACACTGACGCGCTGCATATCGAGCGCATCGAGGCCGACAGCGCAATGGCAGAGCGCCTGCTGGACAAGGCCGAGCGCGTCATCTTCGCCCAGCATCCGCCTGCGCGGATCAGCGAGGACCCGGCCTGGTTCGAATGCAGGTTCTGCGATCACCATGGAGTCTGTCATGACGGCGGTGGAGCGGCCGTGACCTGCCGGTCGTGCCTGCATGCGACGCCCGTTGACGGCGGCTGGCACTGCGCCCGCCACGACCGGATGCTGGCACCCGCGGAACAGCGTGCGGCCTGCACCCGCCATCTCTTTATCCCCGATCTCGTCCCGGGCGAGGTCATCGATGCGGGCGACGATATCGTCACCTACCGCATGGCCGATGGCTCCACCTGGGCAAACGACGCCCGCACGACGGAGGCCGCGCCATGCTGACCCTGCGCCCCTATCAACAGGCCGCGATCACATCGATCTACGGCTATTTCCAATCCCACAATGGCAATCCGCTGGTGGTAATCCCGACCGCCGGGGGCAAGTCTCTCGTCATGGCCGCCTTCATCGAGGGCGTGCTGAAGGCATGGCCCGACCAGCGCATCCTGATCGTGACCCATGTTCGCGAATTGATCGCCCAGAACCATGCCGAGATGACCGGGCTCTGGCCCGAAGCCCCGGCCGGCATCTATTCGGCGGGCTTGGGCAAGCGCGAGGCACAGGCTCGCATTCTCTTCGCCGGCATCCAGTCGATCCACCGCCGCGCCGAGGAGGTGGGCCATACTGATCTGGTGCTGATCGACGAGGCGCATCTGATCCCGGGCAATTCCAGCACCATGTATCGTCGGTTTCTGGACGGGCTGGCCCGGATCAACCCCGCTCTCAAGGTGATCGGGCTGACCGCCACGCCCTTCCGGCTCGACAGCGGCATGTTGCACGAGGGCAGATCGGCGCTCTTCACCGATATCGCCTATGAGGCCCCAGTTCGCGATCTGATCGACGCCGGATACCTGAGCCCGCTCGTGTCGAAACAGCCCGCCACGCGGCTCGATGTCTCGAAGGTCGGCACCCGCGCGGGCGATTTCATCCAGCGCGATTTGGCGGCGGCTGTCGACCAAGAGGCAATCACGCGCTCAGCGGTCACCGAGATCATCGAGCACGGGCGCGAACGGAAGTCCTGGCTGACCTTCTGCTCCGGCGTGGACCACGCCCGCCACGTGGCCGAGGAGTTCAGCCGCCAAGGCATCACCTGCCGCACCATCTTCGGCGACACGCCGAAGGAGGAGCGCGATGCCATCATTGCCGCATTCAAGCGCGGCGAAATCCGTGCGCTGGCTTCGATGGGCGTGCTGACAACCGGCTTCAACGCCCCCGCCGTCGATCTGATCGCGCTCCTGCGCCCCACCAAGTCGGCAGGGCTCTATGTGCAGATGGTGGGCCGCGGCACGCGCCTCGCCCCCGGCAAGGAGAACTGCCTGGTCCTCGATTTTGCGGGCAATGTCCGCCGCCATGGGCCGATCGATCTGGTCCGGCCCCGGAGGCCGGGCGAGGCCGGTGGGGGTGAGGCCCCGACCAAGGTCTGCCCGATGTGCGAGAGCATCATCGCGCTCTCGGCGACGGAATGCCCGGATTGCGGCCATGTGTTCCCGGCCCGCGAGGTGAAAATTGCCCCCACGGCGGCCACGCTGCCGGTCCTGTCGCCGAAGGCGCAATGGCTGCCGGTTCATGGCGTGTCCTACAGCCGCCACGACAAGCTGGGCGGGCTGCCCTCGCTCAAGGTCACCTACAACTGCGGGCTCAGGTCCTACAGCGAATGGGTCTGCATCGAGCATCAGGGGTACGCGCGTCAGAAGGCGGCTGAGTGGTGGCGCAAGCGCGCCCCGGGCTGCCCGGTGCCACTTACCGTGGCTCAAGCCATCGCTGAGGCCCAGCGTCTTGCCCGCCCCAGCGAGATCTCGGTCCGTCCCTCGGGCCGCTATGTCGAAGTCTCCGGCCACAGGTTTGACCCATGCGCCCAATCCACACCGGCCTCTGCGCAGTCTGCCACCGGCAACCTCGTGGGTTTGGCTGGTTCGACCGGGATTTCCGCGTCTCCGACCCGCGCCGCGACGCCAGCCGCAAGCACCTCTGCAGCCCCGCCTGCCAGGACATCTGCCATGGGAGGAAGGGCATGATCGATCCCACCCCGAACGAGGCCGAGGCGATGACCGTCGGCGGACAGCAAGGCGGCGAGTATCTCGAGAGCATCGGCAAGTCCGATCTCGCCACCCTGACCGGGACCGAATGGGACCGCTTCATCGATGCGGTCGTTACCGGATATTGCGACCACCTGCGTGAGCTTGCGGCCAAGGACCGCAAACGCCTCGACGCCACGACCCCCGAGGTGCCCTTCTGATGGCTGACACATCCTTCATGGCGCGCTTCGGCGCGCGGCTCGTCACCAATGGCTATGCCATCCTTCCCATCGGCCCGGGCACGAAGAAGCCCGGCCGCTTCCAGCGCGGAACATGGACGGATTATCCGGAGTGGAACCGCCATGCCGAGCGCGGCACCACCGAGGTCGAGGTGGCCACATGGGCCAGCTGGCCGGATTGCGGCATCGGCATTGTCGGCGGCGCAGTTGCTGCGGTCGATATCGATATCAAGGACGATGCTGACTTGGCGCTGCAAATCGAGCGGCTCGCCCGGGAACGTCTCGGTGACACGCCCGCCCTGCGCATTGGCAGGGCGCCGAAGCGCATGCTGGTCTATCGCACCACTGAGCCATTCCGGGGCATCAAGCGCCATCCGCTGGAGGTGCTCTGCCTCGGGCAGCAGTTCCTGGCCTATGCCATCCATCCGGAAACCGGTGCGCCCTATGCCTGGCCCGAGGAGGGGCTGGCGGACATCGACATCACCGACCTTCCGGAAATCTCGGCTGAGGCTGCCGTGGCGTTTCTCGACGAGGCCAATTCGCTGCTGCCAGAAACACTCCGGCAGCGCGGGCTAGCCGCTATTTCGCCAGCGGCGGAGGCCCCACGCAGCCACGGCCAGATTGGCACTCTCCCGGCAATCGAGGCGGCGCTCGCTTGGCTGCCAAATGCCGAACTCGACTATGACAGCTGGATGCGCATCGGCATGGCCCTGAAAGGCGCGCTTGGTGAGGCTGGGGCCGATCTCTTCGCCGATTGGTCCGGACAGGCGGCCAAGGATGTGCCAGCCACCACGATGAAAGCCTGGGCCAGTTTCAAGCCTGATCGGATCGGCGCTGGTACGATCTACCATCTCGCGATGGAGCGCGGCTGGCAGCCTGAGCCTGACCTTCGCTTGGACGGCAGCCTGCCCGAGGATGCGGACCATCCGGCGGCCGGTTTGCTGGCGAGGCTGGATGTTGCTGCGGTAGCCACCGCAGTCTCCGCCCCCACACCTGCGTATGCGCTGGCCATCCCCGACGGGCTGGTCGGCGATCTCACCAATTACATGCTGACCACCGCACGGCGGCCACAGCCGCTCCTGTCGCTCGGCGCCAGCCTCTGCGCCATCGGCGCGCTGATGGGGCGGAATTATCGGACGGAGAGCAACCTGCGCTCGAACCTCTATGTCGTGGGCATCGCGGACAGCGGTTCGGGCAAGAACCACGCGCGCGAGATCATCAACGAGACCTTCTTCGAGGCGGGGCTCGCCCATCACCTCGGCGGCAACAAGATCGCCTCAGGCGCCGGGCTTTTGACCGCGCTGTACCGCCAGCCCGCGATCCTGTTCCAGATCGACGAATTCGGCATGTTCCTGTCGGCTGCGGCAGATCGCAAGCGCAGCCCGCGCCACATCACCGAGATCCTCGACAACATGACCGAGCTCTACACCTCGGCCGGCGGGATCTTCCTCGGCGCGGAATACGCCAACCGGGATGGATCGAACGAGCGGCGTGACATCGTGCAGCCCTGTCTTTGCGTCTATGGCACCACGACGCCGCTGCACTTCTGGGGTGCCCTCCAGGGGGCCAACGTCGTTGACGGCTCGCTCGCGCGCTTCCTGATCCTGCCCAGCGACGAGGACTACCCGGATGAAAACATCGCCGTTGGCATCCGGCAGGCACCACCCGCGCTGATCCAAGGGCTGCAACTGATCGCCGCCGGCGGTGGGGTCAGGAAAGGCAATCTGACCGGCAAGACCGCCGATCAGAACACCGCCGTGAACCCGATGATCGTGCCGATGAAAGAGGAGGCAAGGGTCCGGTTCCGCCAGCTCAGCATTGAGTTGACTGAGGAACTACGTGCAGCGGCAGGTACGGCCTTCACCGCAATCCTCGCCCGTATCGGGGAAAACGCCCTGAAGCTCGCGCTGATCGTGGCGGTGGGACGCGATCCGGCCCGGCCCGAGATCGAGATCACGGCAGCGGAGTGGGCCATCGGCTTCGTGCGGCATTACGCCCAGCGGACCATGGAAGCGGTTGAGCGGCATGTCGCGGATACCGAGACCGAGGCCCACCTGAAGCGACTGAAGGAGATCATCCGTTCATCCGGGGCCAAGGGGATCACCAAGTCCGAGATCACTCGGGCCTCGCAGTGGCTGAAATCCCGTGACCGGGACGAGATCCTGCTGACCCTGATCGAGAGCGGGGACATCACCACCGGCATGCGCGGCTCATCGACCAAGCAGGCCATGGTCTACAGGATGGCGAGGTGGGATGGGTGACCGAAGATCCTTCAAACCCGCTGAAGAGGTTCTTGAAGCATTGAAGGGGGTCAAGTCCCTGCAATGAGTGGGAAAAACAAGATCCTTCAAATCTTTCAATCTTTCAAGAGGACCCTTTATCCCTATACGCGTACGCGCACGGTTAAATATTAGGAGAGAGGTACCTATTGAAATATTGAATAATTGAAAGATTAAATATTATACATACAGGACAACCACTTAGGGGTGGAAATCTTTCAACCCACATTCTCCAAGTAAGTCGCTGATTTCGCTGTCGTAATCGTGATATTTCGCA